AACAAGATAAATATCATATTCTTTATATTTATGTGAGTGCTGTTTTACAATTGCTAAAATTTTCTCAACATCGTAATTATCAATAGATTTTTTACTATCATCTAAGTAAAACTTGGAAGATATAAAAACCCATTTCCCATTATTTTTATTTTGTAAAGTAATATCACTTGACCCACCTTTTCCTTTGCTAAATACAGATATACATCGTAAGTAATTTTCTAAATCCGCTACTTTTTTTAATTTACAAGTATTAATATTTCCTTCATAATGGTCGTAAATATCATTTGGTAAGATGGAATAAAATCCAAATTTAATGATAATATCCCATACTTTTTCAAATAGATAACCTCTTTTAGATTGCGTTTCTCCCTTTGTTTTTCCATTCACATATTGTAAAAGTTTGTCAAAGGTAGAAACTTGTTGTATGCGTTCAAATAATTCAATTCCGTTCATTCTTGATTATAGTTTAATATATTTATTATTGAATAAAAACAATTCAATTTTTATATTAAGTTGCATACAATAATCCACAATTTCCTCCAATAAAATTAACCACATTATATCTTTCTTCAAATAAAACCATATTATAGTAATAATCATATATTCTCCATGTTGGTTTATTAATACCCACAACATTACCAGATTGTGGGTCACAAATAACTAAGCTTTGTGCGTTTGGGTCAATTGGAGGATTGATAGTAACAGTTTCTAATTCGATATTAGAAAATCTGCTCATATTCATAGCACCGCTTGGTTGTAAGTCATTATTAGATGTGTTCATACAAAAATTATATACATATAATCCATTTTTTCCAGAACCATTAGTCCTAGTATATTTCTCTATATAATTATAAACACCAGATGGTTGTTGGTTTTCTCTATAAATGCCATCTAGTAATATTCCCATTGTAACTAATATATCTTTTGTATTTTCAAAATTATAATTTCCAGTAATCATCCACCCGGTTAAAAACCCATTTGTATTTACACCTGGTCCCACTTCTACAACTGTGTTAGAACGTTCAATAGGCCAGGTTCCATTTGTAGGAGCTTGTATTAAATCTTGAGGTAAATAATTATAAGGCCAGTTAGTATAGTTACTCCATTCGTTTCTTAAATTAACATCACTTCTTTGAAAATAAAACATCCAATCAATAATCATTCCGATTGAATCAACAGATGTACGATTTGAACCAGTAATATTATAATATATATCTTCTCTTACTTGTTTAAATAAATATTTTTGTTCTTGTAAAGCAAATAATCGTGATTCTTCGTTTGAAAGAAAAGCATAAGTACAATTTAAATGAATATCTGCGTTCCAAATACTACGTGTATCAGTATATGAGATGACACCTAATTCAACATCAGGAGGTGTTTGTAAAAAGCGATACATTTGCATATAATATAAATTAAAATTGGGAGCTACATAAGGAAAATTATTAGTAGTATCATATACATCGCGTATTTGAAATAATTCTTGTATAGGTCTCATTGTAATATTAATATGTAATTCGTTATATTGTAGAGAAATAAGAGGAAATGCCATTTGAGTTTTTAAATTAAACCAAGCATTTAAAGGAATGTATAATGTGGTTGCTCTTATACTTGGTTCAGCACCAACTGAACTTGTAGTATAATAAGAATTTGGATAAGAATTTACTCTTGTTCCAGAATTTGCTGGATTACATAATTCTGGAACATTTCCAATCATTTTAAAAAACAATTCTTTTTTTTCTGTAGAGAAATCTCTTAAAACGGAATTTAATATATATGCTCCAGAATATTCTTGAATAGTTTGATTCCCACATGTAATTGTTACTTTAGAAATCATTTGAGCTCCCAAATATTCAATCCATTTAAATTCATAAGGAACCCATTGTTCTCCATTTTCTTCAGTTGGTGGAACTATAGTGCTCCAAATATTAGGTAATTCTACAGACAAATAACAATCCATTAGTAAATCAGCATATCGTGGTATTTTAAATGTAAAATTTGATTCTTCAGTTAACCTTAATGTTTTAGACCCATCAAAATCCACTCTAAATTTTTGTAAACCAAAATTAGTATATTTAGAATAGGTAGACTTAAAAAAAGTTTTAGACGGGTTACCATTTAAAATAATATTCTGTTGTCCTTCGCTTACTAATTGCATTAACCCTCCTGGCATATCTAATATATAATATATTTATTATTTAACTTTATTGTGAATAAAAGAATAAAATAATCATTTATATTAATAAATGGATAAATCAATTATTATTGGTATAATAGTGTTAATAATAATTATTGTTATAATTATTATTGCTGTAACTACATCAAAAAAATCTTCACAATCTTCACTATCATCACAACCTAACCGAATGATAAGTCCTATGAGTTTCTCTACTCCTGTTATAAATGTAGATGATTCAAATCAAAGTTCAACAACTCAAACTTCAACAGACCCTACTGGTTCAGGACTAGATGGAACATACGCAATAAGAGATTATTACATATATTCATCATACAATTCTTGTAATAACGACAAAACAACTTCAAATAATAATGTAGATACACAATCATTAAAAAATGTTATAGCACAAGGTGTAAGATTTTTAGACTTTGAAATATATTTATTAGACAATCAACCAATAGTAGCTACATCAACAATTCCTAATAATTATTTTATAAAAGAATCAAACGACTCGATTCAATTTAGAAATGTGTTTGAATCAATTATTAATACAGCATTTAACATTTCAACAGCACCAAATCCAACAGACCCATTATTTATTCATTTGAGGATACAAAGCACAAATCAAACTATGTTTTCTAATATGGCATTAATATTTAAGAATTATGAAAGTAGTGGTTATATATTAGGACCACAATATAGTTTTGAATATCAAGATTGTAAAGATAATAATAATAAATTAGATTGTTCAATAAGAAATATTAGTTCTCTACCATTAAATATGTTTAAGAATAAAATAATATTAATGATTGACAAACAAAATACAAGTGTATTAGATAATTCAGATTTAATGGAATTTTGTAATTTGATGACAAATTCAATAAATTGTAGATTAATAACAAATTATGAGATGAAAAATTCACCAGACCAAAATGAATTAATTGATTTTAATAAAAAAAGTATGACAGTTGTTACACCAGATATAGGAGCAAATTCAGGAAATCCAAATATTTTAACAGCAAACTTATTAGGAATCCAATTTACAGCAATTAATTTTTCAAATAAAGATGCGGTATACGCAAATACATTTAACTTTTTTAATGATAGTGGAAACGCATTTATATTAAAACCAGCTGATTTGCGTTACACGCCATTATATATCCAAGTACCAAATAATCCTCCACCTACTTATTCTTTTGCTCCTAGACAAGCAAGTGGTAGATATTATAATTTTAATATATAAATAATATTTTTATATTATATGAAGCCATTTAAATGTGATAAAGGATTAACCCTTGAAGATTGTGAATTAGCAATATTGCGTATGGCGGTAGACAAAGCTCAAGAAAAAGAAGGATTTGCAATTGTAAATTCACCAGAAGTTAAAAAAATAATTAATGTAGTAGAAGAATTTTTAAAGAAGAGAAAATTAATTGCTTATGGTGGTACAGCAATTAATTCTATTCTTCCGATAGAAGACCAATTTTATAATAAAGACACAGAAATACCTGATTATGATTTTTTTTCTCCTAACGCCCATCAAGACGCAAAAGATTTAGCTGATATTTATTATAAAAATGGATTTCAAGAGGTAGAAGCAAAGAATGGAATTCATGAAGGAACATATAAAGTGTTTGTAAATTTTATACCTGTTGCGGATATAACATTTTTAAATAAAAGTATTTTTCAAGTATTACAAAAAGAGGCAATTAGTAAAAAAGGAATATTATACGCACCTCCTAATTTTTTAAGAATGTCAATGTATTTAGAATTATCCAGACCTGCTGGGGATGTAAGCCGATGGGAAAAAGTATTAAAGAGACTAACTTTATTAAATAAAAATTTTCCATTAAAAGCAAATGATTGTTGGAAAATAGATTTTCAAAGAAAAATGGAGAATACAGAAAATATAAATATTTATGATGTAATTAAAAATACTTTTATAAAAGAAAATGTTGTATTTTTTGGAGGATTTGCTATTTCTCTATATTCAAGATATATGCCAAGTAAATTAAAACATAAATTTAAAAAAAATCCAGACTTTGATGTATTATCTATAGAACCATTAAAAACAGCCAATTCAGTAAAACACGCATTAGATAATATAGGCATTCAAAATGTATCTATTGTAAAAAGAGAAAGTATTGGTGAGATTATTTCTCTACATTATGAAATAAAAGTAGAGAAAGATACTGTTGCTTTTATTTACGAGCCGATGGCTTGTCATAGTTATAATATAATTAACATAAATAATCAAGCGATTAAAATCGCAACTATAGATACCATGTTAAGTTTTTATTTGGCATTTTTATATTCAAATAAAGATTATTATGATATAAATAGAATATTATGTATGTCTCAATATTTATTTAAAGTTCAACAACATAATCGGCTTAATCAAAAGGGATTATTAAAAAGATTTAGTATAGAATGTTACGGACATCAAGAAACATTAGAAGAGATGAGAGCTAATAAAAATAAATTATTCTTATCTTTAAAAAATAAAAAAAATACAAAAGAATATGAACTCCATTTTATGAGATATAGACCTGATAATAAAATAATAAACGCTCGTAAAGAAAAAAGCTTGTCAAAAAAAAAATTGTCAAAAAAAAAATTATCAAAAAAAAATATAACTAAGAAAAATAAAAAGATGTAGTTTATTTATTAAATATACATATGATTTCACAAATTATTTTTGAAAATTAATCTGAATAATTACATTCTTTTTCGTTAACATTAATAAATAATGATAATATATAATAAACAATTCCAAACAAAATACTCATAAATAAATTTCCATAAATATTAATATTTCCATCTTTAAAAAATAAAATGGGAATATATGTTATTAATAATTTTTTAATATATGGTAGTTGTAATAAAAAATAAAAAGTAGACAATAATACTGCCATTTGAATTTCATTATAGGTATTTTCAAACATGTATAAATAATTTTTTGATTTATTATCTCTAAAGTTATGTTCTTCAATATCTTCATCTTCTTCAATAAAATTTGTATTATTTGAAGGAGGAATATATTCTTGTTGAATTTGACAATCTAATTGTTGAGTTTTATGTATTGGTAAATCTCTTGATTGTAGTTGGGTAGCTCCTGAAACGCTCGCTTGTTGAATACCCGAAACAAGTTGATTTATAGTTGTTTGGTCTAAAGCTATACCTGTGTTTGTTGGAATAGAATTTATTGGAGTATTTACAGGATTTAATTTTGTATCTTGACCTGCAATATTATCTGTTATACTAAATTGAATATTTTGATTTGATTGTGGTAAATCAAAAATATTGGTTGTTCCAGAAGCCATTTATATTTATAAATGAATTATAAATATAATTATGACGAATTCGGTGTTATTAATACATCTTTTTTACTATCATCGCATTTAGTTGAAACTAAATTATATTTATAACATTTACCATCTTGTTTATATATTTTGTTCTCTACTTCATTTAAATCTGGAGCATAAAAAATAATACACTCATCATCTTTACAAACTTCTCTAAAAATAGTAGCCAATCCTAACCCTAATAAAATAGATACAACATATTTTCCAGTATTTGATTTTACAAATTTTGATATATTTATTGTCATATAATTTAAGTATAAAAAATTTTATAAAATAATAATGATAATATATTATATTTAATTTTTAAAAATTGAATATAATTTTTGTTTCTCTACAATTATTACTTTATAAAATGGAAGAAACAATTGAAAATAAATATTGTTTTGAATGTGAAAAAAGAGTGGGTAAAAAAGAAAAAGGTCCGACAGAAGAAAAAGGAAAATGGATATATTATAGAGAAACTTATAATATTTTATTTCAATCATTTGATGGCGTTTCTATTTATATTTGTTTGGATTGTGAACCTAATCCAGAACAATGGGACTGTAAAATATGTAATAAAGAATATGATGTTACAACAGAATTTTGTGATGAGAATGGAATTAGAAAATGCCCGGATTGTATTATAAATAATTTATCTAATATAGATTGTAAATGTAATGTATGTAGAGAAATTTATGAATCTAATATAATTATATTAAAATAATATATATGACTACATTAATTATTCCTGTTCCTATAACACACGATAGTTCTATTAATATAGACGATATGTATCTAGCATTTGAAGAAATAAATAACAAAATTTATACAAGATGTAAAACAAAATATATTTTTTTAAAAAAAATAGGATTAAATATGTTTTCTCTTGAAATTAAATATACTGATTCGCCTAATAATTATATAATTTATTTTTCATTACAAGATAATAAAATTTATTTTCAGCCTTATATGTCTAACAAATCAGACATATTGTTATATTATATATTTTTAAAAATAACATCTGTTTTAATTAATTATAAGACTTATGTATATGTGTATAATCTGTATAATGGTTCACAAAGTTATAATATTTTTTTTGAATTATTAAATATTGTTAAAATGAAAAATTCGTCAGTTATTTATTCAATTTTAGATGAAGAAAATAAACCATATCTTGAATATTTAATAACAAAAAATATAATTAAACAAACAGAATCATCTGATAGTGATATTCATATAACAACAAAAGGGAATAATAGTATAACATTAAAATCAACAAATAAATATGTTTTAGATAACACAGAAGATTTAGGTTTCTTAAAAATGTATAACAAAACTATAACTAATTCATATTTAATAGAAAATAAAAGTGTTAATGTTTTTTTTAATATAGAAGGTCTGAATTTAGATGAACTACTAGATGAACTTATAAGAAATATGCGTTGTAAATCAAAAAGAAAAAAAATAAGGTTATCAAATACACAAAAACATAAACCGTTATCATTTGAAAAAAAACGTAGAAGTTTTAAATCAGCTACAAATTCAATTACAAGAAAAATTAAAAGTAACAATTTCGCTTCTACTACAAGAAGAATAAATTCTCAAAAAATACCTTTTGAAAGACCAGTTGATATACCAGTTTTCAATAAAGAAGATATTAATATCGGATTATTGATAGTTAACGCTCATGGAAATATTTCTATTAAAACAACACCAGAAAATAAAATACATCTTCAAATAGTAGATATTCCAGTTGGACCTACAAAACTATATTATAAATCTATTACTTTACCTGGTTATGAGAATTATTTTCAAACAGAAATTCAAGATATTAAACGTTCATTCAATAGTGAAGAAAATGATTATGAGTATGCTGGTGATTCACTACTTTCTGAAATAAGGTCGGTTAGTCAGGAACAAAATGATAATTATCATGATATTACAAATAGCCATTATAGAAATATTTTTGAAAAATGTTTTAAGAAAAATCCATTAACATTTGATAAAATATTCTATTCGTGTGGAAATAAAATTATAAATAAATATTTAAGAAGTCGTATGAAACATTATCCAATTTTACGTAAACAAGATAAAAAAAAAATAGATTATTCAAAATTAAATAAAAGTACAGGTCCCGGTCCAATTAATATAATATTAGATAAAATGTTAAGTGTTGGTGCTGATATGAAAGAAAATCTTAAAATTATATTTATAGTTTATAATAATTCAACAAAACAATTTGTAAGATACAATTTATCTTTTATTATATTAACAGATGATGTAGATAATACACAATTAAAGACAATAATTACATTAGATGATTATAATACAAATTTAAAGTTTGCATTAATTAAATTTAAAAATAGAGGATATATTAATTTATCTTCAGTTATTGAATTAGTACTAAATTATAAATACGGTTTGAAATCATTATATGTGTATGATACCAGTTGTAGTAACTATTATCCTGCTCATAGAGATAAAATAGATGATAGATTAGATGAAATAGATGAAATGATTGATGCGTTACCTGATACTATTGGAAAATAATTATTGTTGAAAAGGAATAGTAGAGAAATCACCATTTTCCGGACATGGGACTTCTTTTGAAACGAATGAGAAACAATTCTCAGCTACATCTTTATATTGAATTTTTGTTATATTTTGTGGTGTAGGATATACTATTATTTTTTTATTTTCAGAGCCAATCATATAAACGAAAAATAATCCAATTACAAAACTAGCAATAAACATTTTTAATGAAATAAATTTGAACATAATTATATTTAATGAATATAATTATATTTACGAAATTATTGTAATTCACTTCTAATATACATTATATTATTTGCTGAATTAGTATTATCATTATATTTTAATTTCGCATTTTTAGTAGCTTTTAATATCTTTTTTATTTTTTCATTTGTATTAAATTTAGTTTGTTGTGCTATAAACAATTCATA